TAATTCATCTGGTACAGGCCTAGTGCCATTCAATGTTAAACGTATTGACCATGGTGGTTTTGAATATTACTGGGGGCTGCAACCCAATGCCTCTGGCGATACCAGTTATACATTAACCATTAATACGGCCAGCAGCCTCAAAGTAGTTGGCAGCAGTACCATATTTACTCTGCAGGACTACAACAGTTCAGTGCTGACAGCTGTTCCACCCATACCAGGCATAACAGCACATTTTACAGTACGACATCTAACTCCAAGCAATAGTCCATTACCTCAGATATTCATGTATGGTGATAGCTGGACAGTTAACAGTAGTATTAGTGCGTTATATCCACCGTTTGAAACTTTCCGCAGTACTACCACGGGTGTTACCTGTTTACACAACATACAGGTGCCCATGATTCCTGACGGTTGTTACATACCTGACGGAACCTATGGTGGTGCAGGTCTATTGGCCATAACCACCAGTACTGGTCTCAGAGTTCGTTGGATTATGCAAAACCCTGAAAACGAAGGTGCTAAACCCCTGGTGACCAGCACCATGATGCAGATTACTACCACAGGATTCCGCCTTGCTAGATAAAAATGTCTATACTGCTCTGGATGCCAAATTCAACAGTGCACCAACGCCAGTAACAGCCGCACCAGAAACTCCGGCTGTAAAAACACCTTTGTCACAACCCGAGGTGCTCATAGACGATGATTTTGATCAGGCACGTCAGGCTCTTAAAGACATGATTAAAAAAGGTCAGACTGCGGTTGATGATATCATGGGCATAGCTCGTCAGAGCGATCATCCCAGGGCCTTTGAAGTAACTGGTCAGCTGATCAAAACCGTGGCTGAAACAGCCAAGGATTTATTGGCGTTACAAAAGCAAAAGAAAGATTTAGTTACAGTACAGGCCGATGCTCCCAAACAAATAGGCACACAAAACAACATAGTATTTTCGGGCAGTACCAATGACCTATTAAAAATGCTAAAGCAAAATAATGAGAAGGTAATTGATGCAGATCCTACAACGTTTAAAAAGTAGTTATCTAGGCAATAGCCGTCTTAAACAGATTGGCTACAACATAGATTATGCACCAGAACAGATCTTAGAAATACAACGCTGCGCTGAAGACCCAATCTATTTTATAGAAAATTACTGTAAGATTGTTAGTCTGGACCATGGTCTGGTGCCATTTAAACTCTATGAATGTCAGAAACGCAAGGTACAGACCATACTAAACAATCGTAAGGTCATACTCATGGAGGGTCGACAACAGGGCAAGACCATTACCAGTGCGGCCTGCATACTCTGGTATACATTGTTTTCAGAAAATAAAACTGTGGCCATATTAGCCAACAAAGCCGCAGCTGCTCGCGAGGTCATGCATCGCTATCAGGGCATGTATGAAAATCTGCCCATATGGATACAGCAGGGCATCAGAGAATGGAACAAGGGCAGCATAGAGTTAGAAAATGGCAGCAAGGTATTTACCGCAGCTACTGCGGCCTCGGGTATTCGTGGTAAGTCAGTTAACTGGTTGTACATAGACGAGGCCGCTATCATACCCAACAATGTGGCCGAAGAGTTCTTTACCAGTACCTATCCAACCATCATGGCCGGTGAAACCACCAAGGTATTGTTGTCAAGCACACCACTGGGCTACAATCATTTCTGGAAATTTTGGAATGACAGCGAACAGGGCATCAATGACTTTGTAAATTTATTCATACCTTATACAGAAATACCAGGTCGAGATGATAAGTGGGCGGCCGAGCAAAAGGGCATACTGGGCGACGTTAAATTTGCTCAGGAGGTATTATGTAGTTTTCTGGGTTCCAGTTATACACTATTAGATGCCGACACACTGAGTAAGATGAGTCCCAAACAGCCCATATATAGCCGAGACGGGCTGGATGTGTTGGAAGAACCCACGAGAACCATCAAAGACGATGCTGGTAAAATTACACAGCCCGGACATGTATATGCCATTGTAGTAGATACCAGTCGTGGCGTCGAGGGTGATTATAGTGCATTTGTAGTTGTAGACATATCTGCCAATCCCTATACAGTGGTGGCCAAGTACAGAGACAATAAAATAGCACCACTGCTGTATCCAACCATGATACACAATGTAGCCAGACAATACAACAATGCCTGGACACTGGTAGAAATCAATGACAATGGTCAGCAAATTGCAGACATACTGCATCATGAACTGGAATACGAACAGATTTTATATGTAAATCGTGGTAAAAATGGCCAGGTAGTCAGTGGTGGTTTTGGTGGTGGCAGCAGTGCCAATGGTGTACGCACCGATAAAAAAATCAAACGCGTGGGTTGTAGTCAGCTTAAAACTCTCATAGAAACCCAGCGCATGCAGATATTTGATCGTGATATCATCAGTGAATTCAGTACTTTTATAGAAAGCAAGGGTAGTTATGCTGCTGACGAAGGGTATCATGACGATCTAGTCATGCCCCTGGTATTGTTTGGTTGGTTAACAACCAACCCATATTTTAAGGAATTAACCGATGTTAATCTGCGTGAAACCATATTTGAACAGCAGATCAATCGCATCGAAGAAGAATTAACACCGTTTGGGTTCATAGAAGATGGACGCGAAAATACCGAGCCCGAACAGTATATACAAGACGGAGATCTATGGACCGTGCAGAAAGACAACACGAACTGGTTAAATTCTTAGATATTATAAATAGCGTATAATCAGATTCGTTTCTGCATAGTGAATGATCTAAAATAAGGAGATAAAAAAATGGCTTTCCAAGTTTCGCCCAATGTACTAGTTCAGGAGCGTGACGTTAGCTTGTTTGTACCTCAGGTATCTACAACAGCTGGTGCTTTTGTAGGTAACTTTAATTGGGGTCCAGCCGAACAATTCGTTACAATCGATAGTGAAAAAACACTTTACAATACCTTCGGTAAACCCGATGACAATAATTTTAAATACTGGTTAACTGCAGCTAACTTCCTTAGCTATGGCAACAATCTCCAGGTCAATCGCATAGCCGACAGTGCAAGTCGTAATGCTTCAGCTGGTGGTACAGCCCCGCTGATTAAAAACCTAGACAACTACAACGGCGATCTGGGCTATACAGCTCCAACGCTAACCAGTACTGAGTATGTTGCAAAATATCCTGGCATCTTAGGTAATAACCTAAAAGTAAGTGCCTGTGATTACAACAGCTATGCTTTTGCTGCAACAGTTACAGCAGTATATACAACTGGTGCCACCGTAGTAAGTTTAACTAGACCAGTACCTCAGGGTTCTTGGGTCGAGGTTACACTCAGTGGTTCCGTACAGAGATTTCAGACCACCGCAGCTGCTGCACAGAGTGCAACAACTCTGGTGTTTACCAACAGCTCAGGTTATACAACTGCTAGTACCAGTACAGCTACACTGCTCTGGGAATACTGGAATCAGGTAGAAAGCCGTCCCAGCAACAGCCGTTATGTATTAAGCAAAGCCAGTGCTAGTTCTAGCGCAACCATCTATGATGAACTGCATGTTTTTGTAGTTGATGAAGATGGTGGTATTACTGGTACAGCTGGTACTGTCATAGAAAAATTCCAAGGACTGAGCAAGGCTGCTGATGCAGTTAGTGCCGACGGTCTAAGCAACTACTACAAGACCTATATCAATCAAAACAGTCAGTACATCTGGTGGGGTAGTCATTCAGCTGCTACAACCAGTTCAGCTGGTAACAGCCTGACCTGGGGCAGCACTGCACCAGCAACTGGCGCCAGTGGTTTTAACGTATTAAATCAGATAGTTAGCAAGAGTCTAAGCGGTGGTGTTGATGTTGTACCTACAGATGCTTTATTACAGACCGAATATGCAAAATTAAGCAATGCTGAATTATACGACGTAAGTTTAATTCCCGTGGTTGGTGTAAACTTTGACAATCAAACAGCTCGCAGTGTAGTAGACAACGTTGCAGACGTTCGCAGAGACTGTGTGGTATTTACTAGCCCAACTAGCAGTATTTTAACCACAGCCGAAAGCGTTGTCTCAGATAGAAACACAAACTTCAACAAGGACAGTTCATATGCTGTCATGGACAGTGGTTGGAAATATCAGTATGACCGCTACAACGATGTATATCGTTGGGTTCCACTAGCAGGCGACATGGCTGGATTATGTGTTCGCACAGACTTTGTAGCCGATCCCTGGTATAGCCCCGGTGGCTATAACCGCGGTCAGGTTAAAAATCTAGTTAAATTAAACTGGACACCAACCAAAACAGAGCGAGATATCCTATATAGATATCAGGTAAATCCAGTGGTTACACAACCTGGATTGGGTACAGTATTATTTGGCGACAAAACCCTGACACAGAAACCCAGTGCTTTTGACCGCATCAATGTACGACGTTTGTTCATAGTTCTGGAAAAAGCCATAGCTACAGCTGCTAAATTCCAATTATTCGAATTTAACGATGCATTTACGCGTAGCCAATTTACAAGTCTGGTAGAACCATTCTTGAGAGATGTACAGGGCCGCAGAGGTATTATTGATTTCAGAGTAGTATGCGATGACACCAATAACACAGCTGAAGTAATTGATCGCAATGAATTTGTTGCAGACATTTACATTAAACCAGCCAAGAGCATCAACTACATAACCCTGAACTTCATAGCTACCCGCACTGGTATTGCTTTTGAAGAAATTGGCGCTTAAGGAATAAAGGAGAAAGAAAATGGCAGAAAGATCAATATTTAACGTTGATCAGTTTAAGGCCGCATTAGTTGGTGGTGGCGCTCGTGCCAACCAATTCTTTGTGGCGCTGAGTTTCCCAACGTACGTAACTCTAGGTAGTGTGGCCAGTGCACAGGCAGCGTTTCTGGTAAATGCCGCAGCATTGCCAGGCAGTGTAGTCAATCCTACCATTGTTCCATATCGTGGTCGTGAGGTTAAACTAGCTGGCGAGCGTGTATTTGCTCCCTGGACCATGCAGGTCCTTAACGATGTTAGCTTTAATATTCGCAATCAGCTGGAAAAATGGATGGCCGGCATGAATGACCTAAAAAATAACAATGGTCGTACTAACCCAACTGATTATCAGGCTAACATTACTGTAACACAGTTGGATCGCAACAACAATCCACTGAAGGTATATACACTGTATAGTGCATTTCCAACTAACCTCAGTGATATTGTTTTAAACTATGGTGAAAATGATACAATTGAAACATATACCGTAGAGTTCCAATATCAACACTATGAAACTAGTTTTGATACTTTACTAAGTGCTGCTAACACAGTTAACAACACCATAGGTTCTGGAACTGGTATACTAGGTATCTAATACCTTAACCTAACTTTTAGGGAATTATAATGGCAGACATTTCGTTATTTGGCTATAAATTGACTCGAGATCGCCCTGAGCCTAAGAATGCTCAGAGTTTTGTACAACCACAGAATGACGACGGAGCCACGGCAGTCAATGCCGCTGGCTTCTTCGGCACCTACTATGACATAGATGCCAGTGCTAAAAACGAGGTTGATTTAATCAACCGTTATCGTGACATTGCATTATATCCAGACTGTGACAGTGCCATAGAAGACATTGTCAATGATGCCGTAGCAGCCGAGGATGATGAGGCAGTTGTTAAAATTGATCTGGAACGAGTAGAACTCAGTGCCAACATTAAAAAAAGCATAGAAGAAGAATTTGATAATATTTTAAAATTATTGGACTTTAACAGCAAGAGTCATGATATTTTTAAACGCTGGTACATAGATGGTCGTACCGTATACCATAAACTAGTAGATACCAGCAAGCCTAAACAGGGCATCAAAGAATTACGCTACATAGATCCACGCAAGATTAAAAAAGTTCGTAAACTGGAACGACGTAAAGATCCCAGCACTGGTGTTGAGTTCATCACCAGCATGGAAGAATTTTTTATCTATAATGAAAAAGGACTGGTAGCAGTTGGACCAACAGCACCCAATGCCATGCAGGGTGTAAAGATTGCCACAGACAGCATAGCCTATTGCACCAGTGGTCTCATGGATCTGGATAAAAACATTGTGCTGGGCCATTTGCACAAGGCCATCAAGGTGGTCAACCAGCTCAGAATGGTTGAAGATAGCCTGGTAATCTATCGCATGACCAGAGCACCAGAACGTCGTGTATTTTACATAGACGTAGGCAACCTGCCCAAG